ATGAGGGTGACTCTAATGTTCATGGTGGAGCAATGTGGGCTAGAATGCCTTTGACAGCCTTAGTAGCTGACACCCTGTACGAAGAGTGGCCTAAAGAGTTACCGCCCTACCTAGCCCAGCCTTGGGATTGTATGTCGCACTGGCACTCAGTGTACAAAATAGAACGAGCAAGCCCAGCGCCTTGGATAGCTAAAGTAGATGGGCAGTTTTACCCCGCTAAGTATTACTTTACTGTAGACTACACAGACAGTGAAGTAGCTGACGATCCTGCACAACACAAACAGTCTCATGTACTGGAGTTGTTAGACGCAGGTGAATACACAGGCAATATGGTTGCATTGCCTAATAACCGAGTACGAGTTACTCACCCCGCTTGGTTTGAGACAGGTGAAGGTGCTCCTGACTTTAAACCAAACCAACATACGTTTAATTCTAAAGAAGATGTAGACTATGTTTGGGATACTCAAAGAGTTTTTAATAATCTTTATCAGGAGACAGAGTAATGAGAATGAAGAAAAAAGGTTATGCTAAAGGTGGCATGATGAAGAAAAAGGGCTATGCTAAAGGCGGTATGCCTATGAAGAAAAACCCTATGACAGGTGAAATGATTCCTGCCTACGCTATGGATGGTAAAGGCAAGATGAATAAAGGCGGCATGATGAAGAAAAAAGGTTATGCTAAGGGTGGTAAGGTTATGACTTACAATGTTGGTGGTATGGTAAAAAGTACTGGTACCCTCAACACAGGTGTTAGAAAAGCCTGATGACCTTAAAGAAATCTCAGAAGAGTTTAAAGGACTGGGGTAAGCAAGAGTGGACTACCAAGAGTGGTAAACCGTCTACTCAAGGCCCGAAGGCTACTGGAGAAAGGTACCTTCCTAAGAAAGCTATTGAATCTTTAAGTTCTTCTGAGTATGCAGCTACAACAAAAGCTAAAAGAAAAGGAAAATCTGCTGGTAAACAATTTGTAGCTCAACCTAATAAAATCTCTAAAAAAGTAAAACCATTTAGAGCTAGTAAAGGTGGTTTAGCTAGGTGCGGTGCTTCTAACCCTGCTAATCAAAGAAAGTATAAGTAATGGATTCTTTTAAAAAGTTTGAAAAAGAGTTAAATAAATCTGGTTATTTCATTTCTACTGATATGATTGTAAACAGTCGGGGTGATGTTGTAGGCCAAATGGACCCCTATGGAACTTTTCAATATAATGATGATTTAGTTGAAGGTGAAATAGTTAAAATAATTAATAAACCTGACATTAAAGCTACTACTTCAGTAAAGTCCAAAACTAAAAAGAAAACTAGCCTAAAAAGTAAAATATACAACAAATTGACTAAATAGGGAGCAGCAAAATGGACCCTGTGACTGCAATCGCAGCGGCTAGTGCTGCCTACCAAGGTATTAAAAAAGCAGTTGATGTTGGTCGTGATATCAGTGGAATGGCTGGCACAATAGGACAGTGGAGTAAAGCTTTATCTGACCTTGACTATATGGAACAACGTGCGTTAAAACCTCCAGCATATAAAATGTTTTCTGATACTCAAAGCGATGCTTTGGAGTTGTGGGCTCACAAACAGAAAGCTAAAGAAATGCGTCAAGAGTTAAAAGACCACATCTCTTGGACTTACGGACCTTCCGCTTGGGAAGAGATTGTGAAGATGGAAGGTGAGCAACGTAAGAGACAAAAAGAACTAGTTTATCGAAAGCAAGAGTTTATTGATAACTGTGTAAATACTCTTATAATTGGATTGCTTTTACTAGGTGGAGCAGCGACACTTATTTTTATGCTGTACCTTTACAGCGAAAGACAAAGCAACTACTAACAGAGTGGTTTTTAGTATGAATGAAAAGTACGATTTAAATGCTAATGGTAAAATAGACGAACATGAGCGAGAGCTTATGCTTGAAGATCGTCGATTACAAATGGAAGACGCTGATGCTAAGAGGGACGCACAGCGGCGTATGACGTGGTTTGCTCTTTCTGGTATGATAATGTACCCAGCAGTTATACTATTAGCCTCTGTGACGGGCTTTGACACCGCTGCAAAGCTTATAGCAGACATAGCGGCTGTTTACGTAATAGGTGCTAGTGGTATTGCTGCTGCTTACTTTGGCTTCAATGCTATGGAGGCTAAGAAATGATACAAGCACTAATAGGACCAATAGCTAACCTAGCAGGATCATGGCTACAGGGTAAAGCAGATAAAACAGCGGCTACTGCAAAGCTAAAGCTAGTAGAAGCCGAAAGCAAAGCTAAAATACTTTTATCAAAAGAAACATCTACTGCCGACTGGGAACGGATTATGGCAGAGGGTACACAAAATTCTATTAAAGACGAGATTGTTACAATTGTTGTTTTAATACCAGTAATTCTTTGTTTTATACCTGGTTTAGAAGAAACAGTAAAGAATGGTTTTGATCGGTTATCTGAATTACCTGAGTGGTATACTTACCTAGTCTACGTTGTTTGTTTAGCAGCAGTTGGTATTCGTGGTACTAAACAGTTTATGGGTAAAAAATAATGGAAAACCTTAAACTACCCATAGCTTTAGTGGTAGCGATGGCTATGCAGCTGTCGGGTGGGGTCTGGTGGGTAAGCCAGCAAGCTTCTACTATTGCGAGTCTTGAAAAAACTGTAAATGAACTAGGCTCCCGTATGGCTATTGAAGATAACATTAACTTAAAACGTGACGTTCAGTCTAATGCAAAAGAAATTGAAGACGTTTGGAGTGATCTTTCTGGTGTAGTAATGATTATTGGTGAAATTAACTCTATCAAACAACGTGTAGCACTTTTAGAAAATGATATAAAATACATAAATATAAATAGAGGAATGTAAAATGTTAGATACTGCTTATAGTACTTTTTTCAGTAGTGTGTCTATAACATCTACATCAGCCGACGCAAGTGCTAACGTAATATACACTGTTCCAGCTAACTACGACAGTGAAATTGACTTTTTAATTTGTACTAATGGTTCTTCAACTAACAATATTTCAATACAGATTTACCATGCAAACGGAACGTCTTATCACCATTTACTTCGTAACCATTCCGTAGGAGGTAATGACTCTTATAAAGTACTAGAGTCAGACAGAATTTATCTGCATGAAGGAGACAAAGTCTTAGCTTACAAAGGCTCTGGAACTTTTGATGTGTCTGTTTCAGGTAGACAGTTTTATAATCCAATGAGGTCGATTTAATGGCTAAGAAAACATTAACAGAAAAACAAGAGTTATTTTTATCTGTTCTTTTTGAAGAAGCAGAGGGAGATCCTTTGCAAGCTAAAAAACTAGCTGGATACTCAAGTAATGTAGCTACTTCTGCAGTAACTGCTTCTCTTGTCGATGAGATTGCAGCTCTTACTCGTAAGTTTATTGCTCAAAGCTCAACTAAAGCAGCCTATACAATGTTCAAAGTTATGGGTGACACGGATATGCTAGGCGCTAAAGAAAGAATGTCAGCTGCTAAAGATATTATGGATCGTGCTGGTTTTGTTAAGACAGAAAAAGTAGAAGTTTCTACAGCAGAGCCTCTCTTTATTTTACCTGCTAAAAAAGAAGTAGAGGATTAATCAGTATGGCTATTGAGTACAGAGGTGAAAAGTTTGCAGGTTACAACAAACCCAAAAGAACTCCTGATCATCCTAAAAAGTCTCACGTAGTTCTCGCTAAAGAAGGTTCTACAATTAAAATGATAAGATTTGGGGAACAAGGCGCTAAAACCGCTGGTAAACCTAAGTCTGGTGAGTCTTCTAAAATGAAAAAGAAACGTGCTTCTTTTAAAGCTAGACACGGTAAGAATATTAAAAAGGGTAAACTCTCTGCAGCTTATTGGGCTGACAAAGTTAAATGGTAGTTACTACAACAGGGAATAAATTATGTTAATGGGAATGATGATAGGGTCTAAAGTACCTGAAGTTTCTGATAAAAATAGAAAAAGAGCTGAAGAGTTTTGGCTTTATGGTGCCTCAACTAAAGAGCTAGCAAAAGCTTGGGATAAACCTGTTTCTATTGCAGAACTTAAAACTTGTTCAAACTGTGAGTACTTTGACAATCGGGCTCGTACTCTAAAAGCAATCAAAGCTAGCCCTGACCAAGGTGCTTGTACTAAGTTTAACTTTGTGTGCAGTCAAGAAAAAGCTTGTCAAGCTTGGGACTGTAGAGAAGCTGACTTAGACTTTGAGTAATAATCTAAAAACTTCTAAAATAATGTGTATAAAAGGATAACGACTATGGCTGGTAAGTACGATAAGATGAGTTTTGGTAAGGCTTTTGCTGCAGCAAGAAAATCTCATGGAGGAGATGGAGGTAAGTTTTCTTGGAAAGGTAAGTCTTACTCGACTAACATTAAAAAGAAAACAGCAGCTCCTGCTAAAAGTTTAAGACCAAAAGCTCGTCCAGGCTTGCCTAAAGACGAAAAGATTAAAG